GGGTTTTTGCCAAAATTTGTAGGGAGGCTATAATATATTAACAGATGCTTCACTGGTCTGGGTTTTTGCCAAAATTTGTAGGGAGGCTATAATATATTAACAGATGCTTCACTGGTCTGGGTTTTTGTCAAACTTTTTCCCAAAAAGTTTATTTTAGAACCCAATATATGCAGTATCCTTGATTCGCATTAATGCCCGATTATACAAGGAAATTGTGGAATCTGTAGCGAACTGCATAGATACTACTACCCGCTTCCTTGTGCCCCCCTTTGTACAGAATTTCGTAGCCATGTGAAATACCTTATCGCCCTCAAAAAGTATAGATGTCCCCTTCTTATTTTTAATATTCTGGTTCGCGCCCTCCTTGTCAATATAGGTGTATTCGGTACAGTTATCCGCGAATGTTACAGGAACAATCAATGTAAAGAATCTTCCTTGAAAATAATTTACATCGTAATGCCAATTAATAAAATCACCATCATTCTCATAAACTAAAATGGAGCATGTGGTGGGAAGAAAGTCCTGTGTATTTGTGACCGTTGCTCCAATTTCTTTGCTTATCTGGGTCTGAAGGCCTATATACCAGTCCCATACATTCGGCAAGGATTCTATAATTGAGGCAGTAGCAATTGTTCTACCTCCCTTCCATCCAGTCAGAACAACCCGTTTTCCGAAATTCACATTATCCGCTGCCGTGAGAATTTCATTTTGAATTGACTCGGGTATAGACAGATTAATTTGTTTAATACCACAAAATTCAGTTTCGGGCGCTACCTGACAATCCTTCAGTTTTGACGCAGAATAAATTGCCCCCCGTTTAATTATATACAGCGCTACCAAACATACACAGATGATTAATACAATTATGAATATAAAGAATCTTCTGGGTTGTTTCTTGGCCATTTCTCTCTAGTATAGGTTTAGAAACTCTGGGCAAAAATTGAAGAGGGGGGCGGGCACCACCATATCTAGTAGTATAAAATGGCAGGTAAGGAGAATAACTCCACTGGCGTAAGCATAAGCATAAACACGAGCATTGCTTCTGAATATGATACTACAAATGTTATTGTGAATGACCTTGTGACTGACCTTATGAATGATACAGCCTCTACAGCAGCAGAGGTAGTTGAGTTCGGTGAGTTCATTGGATTTGAGCCGATGCGCTGCCCGAATTGTAATCATATCGCATTTAACCCCTACGATGAATATGACCACTGCGGGGCGTATTGTGCCGCAAAAGGACTCAATATTACATGCTGGGGGTGTCGTGAGGACCAGCCAAATCAACTCGCTCACGTAGACTACGGAGGATGCCTATACGATGCCTCAAAAGATACCGAGAAAGAGGACTAAACCCGTTTCGTATGCGGCAGCATAAACATTCGGCATTATCATCCTATAGGAGATGTCTAAAAAAACAGTATGTTTGGCAATGATTGTTAAAAATGAGGCGCACGTTATCATAGATACATTGCGCCATCTTCTAAAGTTCATTCCTATAACCTCCTGGTGTATTTCTGATACTGGCTCCACTGACTCCACGAAGAAAGACATCACGGCTTTTTTCAAGGAACGGGGAATTCCCGGCGAAATCTACCATACGGAGTGGCGTGACTTCGGATACAATCGCACCGTCGCTTTCATGAATGCCTTCAACAAGAGCGATTACGTCTTCGTATGGGACGCCGACGACGAAATTCGGGGCAATTTCGTTTTTCCTACCACCCTGGAGGCGGACTCCTACAAATTCATGTTCGGAAATGAGGTCGGGCTTCGGTATGAGCGTGTCCAGCTTTTCAATAATCGCAAACGCTGGGAATACGTCGGGGTTCTACACGAATATCCTCGCTGTATAGAGCCGTGTGGGCCGGCGGCGGAATGGTTCGGCGACTACTATTTCATGTCAGGCCGGTCTGGGGCAAGAAACAAGAATCCTAACAAATACCAAGATGACGCCCGAATTCTGGATAAGGCGTACAAGGAGGCTTTCGCCGCCGGCGAACATATCCACAAGCGCTACGCATTCTATTGCGCCCAGAGCTATTGCTCGGCTAAGATGGATGAAAAGGCGATTGAATATTACAAGATTGTTCTCACACTGGACACCTGGCTCCAGGAGAAATATATGAGCTGCCTCTCTCTTTACGAGTCCTACGTGAAACTTGACAGGGAGAAGGAGGGTCTCGTCTATCTCGTGGAGTCGCTCAAGTATGACCCGAATCGTATAGAATGCTACTATCGTCTCATAAAATACTACTGTATTCACGGACCGGTAGAGGTGGCATTTGCCTATTATCAACTCATACAACCCTATTATGAGACGCGCTTCCTCACGGATTCATTCGCGGACAAACTCTTTGTAAATAAGGAGGACTACGATTTCTATTTGCCCTACTATATGAGTATTGTGGGAGACCGCGTAAAACGCCCCGATATCTCTGCCAAGATGTTTGAGATTGTTATGAAACGGAAATACATGGGAGTGAATAAATGGTGGATTGACAATCTATTTACGAATATACAGTTTTGTATTGATATTCTGCCCTTCACTCTGGAGTTCATAAAGGATGTGTTTGATTACGTAGATGCTCTACGTGATGCGAATATTGTCCTAAATGATTCGCATAATGTGATTCTTACAAGACTTATCACACGTTATGCGCCCTTGCTTGTTGCGCGCCCCCAAACCCTTCCTACCCGTGTGACAGGTCTTGTTGGCTCCGTACGCGTCATGCTTACGATGACAACCTGTAAGCGGTATGAACTATTTGAGAAGACTGTACATTCTATTCTAAATACCTGGTCCGATATTTCCAGCGTGGATTCGTTTTTCATCGTGGATGACAATTCATCGGAAGAGGATCGCGCCAAGATGAGAGAGCGTTTCCCCTTTTTTGAATACTACATGAAGGGCGCAGCCGAGAAGGGACACAAGGAAAGCATGAATATCATTTGGAATCAGTTGAAAACCGTGAAACCGACCTATTGGATTCACCTGGAGGATGATTGGATGTATTTCCATCCTGGCCCGTATGTGGAGCGCGCGATACAATTCCTTGAAAAATATGAATTTATGAATGTACATCAACTGGTATTCAATCGGAATTATGGAGTTGTATATAAGGACCTGGAGAGAACTGGCGGCATTACCTTGGAAAAGGGATATCTCCTTCATGAGAAGCGCGACGACCTGCCTGGCCATCATTGCGGATACTGGCCGCACTACTCTTTACAACCATCTATATCGCGAGTTCGTGCGATGTTAGAGGTGGGGCCCTATGATTCGAATCATCGGTTCTTTGAACGTGGCCATGCCGACAAGTATTTTGCGAAGGGATATTTAACAGGATTCTTTAATTCCATTTTCAGCACTCATATTGGAAAGCAGCATTGGGAAAAGGATGGGATGAATGCGTACGCATTGAATGAGATTGGGCAATTTGCTACTGGTGCACCTGTAGAGCCTGTGGCACCTGTAGAGCCTGTGGCACCTGTAGAGCCTGTGGCACCTGTGGCACCTGTGGCACCTGTAGAGCCTGTGGCACCTGTAGAGCCTGTAGAGCCTGTGGCACCTGTAACGGTTGTTCCGAATACCCCACTGGAAGGAACCATGCGCGACCATCTGGAGGCCATTCTAACGAAAATCCAGGCAAAGTCCCCCTTTGGCCTCATTCGCCCCAGCGACGGTGAGCATTCCATCCTCCTGAATAAGACCCTCACGAATTGCGATAATTGGACGTTCAAGAGTGGCGGAATTCTCCAGAAGCAACTCGCCGAAAGTATTCAGACTGTGGATCCTAATCTCTATATTGGAATTCCCTGTAATACCTGTAACAAACCTTGGAATTGTACGCCGGAAATTTACGGAGATTTTGTGGGGCGGTTCAAGGTTCCTCTAGGGCAACGCACCTACGCAAATATTTTCGGAAATTCCAATTGGCCGAGATTTACCGAATTTCTAAAGGGACATTCTGGATTCTATCTTGTCACCTCTGGAGTTGTCGGCTCGGTTCTTCCTATTAAGGAACACCACCTCATTTATGAAAAACTGGTTGACTGTTGGGATGAAAGACATGTCATTGAGACGGAACGCGTTATTCAATTTATCCAAAAGCTACACGGAGAACTCATTTGCTTTTCGGCGGGGCCCTTGTCCAAGATATGGATTCCTCTTTGTATGAAGGAGAATCCGACCAATATGTACGTGGATGTTGGCGGATCCATTGATAGTTTTACAAAGGGTACGCCGAGTCGTCTATATACGGATCCTGAGCACCCCTTTTCAAAGGAGTCGTGCGTTTTTGTGGAGCAGAATGGAGGGCCTTCTGTTGCGGACCTGGAAATTGTCCCGATAATCATCACAGAAGTCACAGAAGTCACAGAGGCTTCTGTATCCGAATCCCCGAAACTTGTTAATGAAATCGTTGGAGGCTCCCCCGAACCAGCGGATATGCTACAATTGTTAAAGAATTATAAGGCGAATCTCTACAAGGGCAACAAGGTTGATGTAACGCCTGCTATGTGTGGGCGCTATACCTGGGGCGAAGGATATATTCAGTTTAGTCTCGGTGGAGCCCTTCATACCACATGGAAAGAGGGGACATATGTATTTTTGGATGCTACTACTGTACAGGCAAAATGGAGTACTCACAACCATATTATAAGACTAAATGACAATTATGATGCCTATACCGCCATTCACATGGATACGCTGGTAGTATCAACAGGGGTTCTTGAGTCTGAATCGGTCTTCATTTACGATGATTGCCTTATAGAGAATGGCGACCGTCCTGGTCAAATCGCTCTGGATGTAGAGGCTTCCCGTTATCTACTCTATGCCTGCGTATTCCACAAGAAGAGCTATATAGAACTCCTCAAGATTCTCCTGGCCTCCTACAAGTTCTTCTCAAGGACTGACGGCATTGATTTCGTAGTTTTCACCTCCAAGGAGTTTGAGGCCGAGATTCTGGAGTTCGGTGCCATGATCGGCATTCAGATAGAATGCCAGATTTTTGATTTCACCACCATACACGAATCCTCTTGCGCGAGACTGTACGTATTTGACTATGCCAAAATAAACCTGTATAAGAAGGCAATCTACCTTGATACCGACATAATCATCCAAGGAGACCTCCTAAAAATCTTTGAGTTGGAGATTGGCGACCAGATATATGCCCTGAACGAGGGCACAATAGACCACGAAATCCACGGCGGCTGGTTTTTCGACTTTACAAAGATTAGTAAACAGACGCCCGCTCTCAACGGGGGCATCATGTTATTCAAGATAACGGGCGCCATTCGGTTCAAATTCAACACGGCAATCGCGCACATTGAGCACATGAAGGCGCGCGGCGGCAGAATGCCCGAATGCTGGGACCAGCCCTTCCTGAATTATCACTTTATAAAGGACGGTATCCACGACATGGTTCTTATGAACCAATATGCCAAGATTTACTGCGATGAGCCGCCGCCGCCGCCTTCGGCCCCCACAGATGTCAGTATATGCCATTTCGTGTGGCCTCTTGGAAATGCCGAGCACAAGCGGAAACGAATGGAGGCGCATCTTTCGCACATCCTGAAGAATTATCAGAAGATATACCCTACTCAAGAGCCTCTTGATGTAACCAATATCCTAGGACGGCGCTATTGCTGGGGCAATGGGTACATTGAGTTTTTTCCGAATGGCGTTCTTAATACAATTTGGAGTGCTGGTACATATTCTATGTTGGATTCTAGAACGGCATATGTCTCTTGGAACAACTTTAACCATATAATAAAGTTAGATGACACTCTCAATACGTATATTTCATTTAGAATTGGGGATCTCAATATGTGCTGTGGAAAACAAAAGGCGAATCCTATCTGTATTTACGGAGACAGTCACGCCATAATGTTCATAAAACTATCCAAACTAAACACGAATCTATTTGATTTCGGAAAAACAATGCACAGCGTGGGCAGAGACTGTAGAATTGTGAATTTTTATCCTGGCGATCTTGATGAAAATAGCACCGTGTGCCTCGTCTATGGCGAAGTGGATGTCAGATGCCACATAGGAAAACAGGTGCTCCTTGGACGGGATGTTGGCACAATCTGTAAGACTCTTGTGGAAAACTATTTTGTCGCAATTCGCAAACTAATCACAGCCTACAAACAAATTATTATCGTGGCGGTACCTCCGCCAACCGACCCGAAGGATCATACGCATACGGATGTCCATGGAACAGTCTTGCCCTTTATTGGTACAAACTCCGAGCGCGTTCAATACACGGCCATCATGAATCGGTGTATTGAACGGAATTGCCTCGAGTACGGATATACCTACTTCAACCCCTATAGCTTCTATACGAGAGAGGATGGCTGTCTGAATTATAGTCTATCGGATGGATGCATACATATTGGTGATACGGTCCGTATTTTGGACGAATTTGAGAAATTGGTCTAATTTACGTGCGGAAAAGGGAATCATTCATAAAATAGTATATTCTATAGATGATTTCCGTGGAAGATTTTGACTTCAATACTTCTACAGTGGTCTGTAAGACAATGGAACACTACGGAAGTGATAAGGGGTCCGCAAGAGTTGGGGCGGCTTGGCACAATTACACAATCGTTTATAATAAGTTATTTGAAGCCCGTTTCCAAGCCCCCCTACGAATCTTTGAGTTAGGGCTGGGAACGACGAATCCTGCGATTCCATGTGGAATGGGTGCCTACGGGAAGCCAGGCGCATCCTTATACGGCTGGAGGGATTTATTTCCGAACTCTTCCATTTTCGGGGCCGATATTGACAGGGATATCCTGTTTAAGACTGACCGAATCAGTACCTTCTACTGTGACCAGACTTCACCGGCGATAATACAGGAGCTATGGAAGAACCCGGAATTACAGGAACCCTTTGATATCATAATAGACGACGGTCTTCACACTTTTGATGCCAATAAGACTTTCTTTGAACATAGTATTCAACACCTACGGAAGGGAGGGTATTACATCATTGAAGATATTAATAATGGATACAGAGAAAGCTTTAAGAATGCCATTAAAATATGGAAACAGAATCTTTCGCATCTATCCTTTTCCCTGTTACACGTCCCTTTGGAATGTAATAGCTGCGACAATCGCCTGTTAGTCATACATTATCCGGATGTAATCAGCCCGACGAAAGCAGCCTATCTTGAAATGGAAAAGAAGGCTCCCAAAGACAATCGCAATCTTGTCTATTTCTCTGTGTTTTTCAATCGCGACTATTTCAAGCTCGCCGATCTTCTTCTGAAGTCTATTCGGTTCTATTCTGAAACCGACACTATTGATTTCCTCATTCTGACAACGGAAGATTTCCAGGAGAACGTCTATGAACTATGTGCCGCGGCGGGAGTCTATGTGAAAATCCAGCTTCTCCCTTTTAAGACTATTTTCCAGGCGGCCTGCGCTCGCCTCTACATTTTTGACTACAAGAATATCAATCAGTATAAGACAATTTTGTATCTGGATACGGACATTCTCATTAAAGGGAATCTGAAAACCATACTCGGATTTCCGCTGGAGGAGCGCGTCTATGGTCTAGAATGTGGAACTATTCACAGCCCGAGCTTTGGAGTACAGTTTTTCGGGCCGTCGGCGAACCCTTCCATCAAGGGATTCAATAGCGGCACACTCCTCTTTCCGAACTGCCTACCGGTTCGCGACGTCTTTTCCAGAATACGGGGACACTGTGACGCCTATTCAGACTCAAAGGCGGCGATTCCGTACTGTATGGACCAGCCTTTCATCAACTATCACTGTATTAAGGGGGGCGTTTATAACAATGTTCTCCTGAATCCCTATGTCAGCCTCTTTGAAGGATATGACGAGGTGAAAAATGAGGCCACGTCCATCGTCTGCCATTTTTCCTTCCCTATTGGAAATTCTGGACACAAACTCAACAGAATGAAGAAGTATTTTGCGGAAATGCTGGAGGCCAAGAAGGAGGCCGTTGGCGGAACAGTGAATCCTGTCGGCAGACGGTATTCTTGGGGAGCAGGATATATCAAATTCCTTGAAAAAGGTATTGAAACCCCTTGGGGAAATGGAGAATACGCGAGTCTCGGCTCTAACTGGTTTCGGGTAAATTGGAACGGATGCTTTCATGTTATTCGGATGAACGATGCTTTTACAGGGTATTCAGGCCTACGTATCTGGCCGAACGATTTTGGGGTTTGTCAAGGGGGCCTCCAACCTTTTTAGAAAAATAAGCTTAGAAAGCGAACAACATCCCCCCACGCCCAGCATAAACGCGGAAAATATTGTAAGTCTCCGCCCAAACTCGCACAATATATCTGGGAACAGCGTTCGGATTGGAAGTTCCCGCGAAGGGCTGGAATTCAAGCTCTAAATCAACACTTGATATTTTATTCATGTTCGCCTCTCCTGACGGATGCGACGGTGAGAGGTGTCCATGATTCATGCCAAAATGGAGGGAATAATAATACCGATTCACATAGGGAGATTTTTTCATTTCGTAGGAGGGGAAGAGAGACCGAAAGACGGACGGGCTCGTGGTGGAATATCTGACGAGATTATTCTCATACATGAGTTGAATAGATTTGAGCGGCTCAGAATTCCGAAATACGTAGGCCGGTTGCAAAAGGGCGGGCGATCTGGACCCGATGGGCGTTGCGTTCGGCCACCACGGGGTAGTTGTGTTGGCGCCACTCAAATCCCTCGTGCCCAAATGCTGGGCATTGTAGGAATCACCCTCATAGCGCTGGGCATAAAAGAAAATATTCCGCGTCGGATTCGGAATTGACAGATTCACCGTGGCCGTTGCCGACGTCCCAGTATCATAGGGCTCAAAAGTGTAATGCTGCGTTATAGGGACTTCAATATCGGAAATGCGGAATTTGTTCGCTTCAGGGGCGTCCAGATAGATGTATTCGGCATACATGTAGGTATCGCCGAGTGTTAGAGTCGTCGGCATGGCGACGTTCGGAATTGGGGAGGCGAGCACAGAGACCGCAGGATTCCCCTCTTGTCCCGGTGCCGCCGGTAGGCCGGCTATAAGTTTTCCTGCGGGGTCGGCCCAGAAGAATGGGGAGGCAGCCATAGGAAAATATGCGCTTCCTGGAGTGGCAACCTGGATGGCAGCGGTAGCAGTGGCAGTACGCCCTGTGCTCACATAGAGACTGGAGGCAGGATTGAACGCCACGGTGAGTTTTACAGGGTCGGCAGCGAGGGCGTCAATGGGCAAATGGACCCCTGAATCTCCGCGACAGAACCAGAAAGGGAGCGGAGTGTAGGTCACAGGGGCCGTCACAGTCGTCGCGTAATTCGGGAAATTAGTGGAGTTCCGCTGGATGAGACCATTGACGAGCTCAACCTTCTCCAGCGGCGTGTAGAATTCATCCAGGACCTCCAACAGGCGTCCGTCAATCTGCTCCACACGGGCTCCACCGATATCTATGGTAGCCTGATTGAGGAGCGAGTGGCCGAGAGAATTCGTCCAGATGAAGGCGGGACCGAGGAAGGTCTTGCCGGCCGCTGTGGCAGCCGCTTGGGCGGCTTTCTGGGCCGGTCCGATGTCGGGGAAGGTTGTCACAAGGAAGAGACGGGAAATCAGATGCCCCTTTCTGGGAAGCGTGATAACCGCCTTGGAACCGAAGTTCGGCTTGGTGTCAAAATCCAGGCGCACCCATTGGGTCGTGAATCGGCCGGCGCGAATCAGGACGGTTTTGAAAAGGGATATATTGGGCTGTCCTCTCGGTGGCAACAGACGGGAATCTTGTATTCCACTTTGGAGCACTCGTAGGAGCGAGGCAACCATTCCTATTGAAGGGTTACAGAAATGGTGTTTAGTAGGTTTTCTTGGAACGGCGTGTTCTTCTTCCGCCCGTGCTAGGGCGCCGCCACCGCGAGTTTTTCAACCACTCCTTGTGCCACCCTTCCTCACCAGGGTGAAGACGCTGGCAAGTATGAGGGCAGACACGCTTTCCCGTCTTGGGATCCGTATACTCGTACGCCCAGCACTCCTCTCCTGAGAATTCATCAACAACCCATTTGCAGGGCTGCTGAATCTTATTGGGCTTTGCTCCTCTTTTCAGCGTCATTGAGGCACGGTTCTTCACATTTCTAGCATACTTCTCACGCTTGAGTGCCTCCTTTGTGAGATTTCTTGCGGCCTTCTCAGCCGCATATTCATTCTCCTTTCTTTTACGCACCGCCGGTGATTCTTCCTCAATATCGTTGTTCGCCATGTTTGCCCACCGAGGACCTTCAAGATACCGTTTCCAATAATCGCCCATTCTACTTTATAGAATATTTTATTAAACCAGAATGTCCTGTCCGGTCTGCTTCAACTGTGGCGCCCAGGATCACCCCGCTTTGAAGTGCTCCATACTTTATCGTGACCTGGATGAAGGCTTTTCTAATGAGAATGGGGCAACGGGGAAGCAGGACCCGAGTGATGATGAGGAGGATAAGGCAATGACTCATGTCGTATTGCCTACCGCCTTAATCTTCAAACACCGCATTCGTCAGCCCATTCTCGCATCTCAGCCAGTTCAATGCTACACAGAATACCTTAACCTCCCAATCCTGTTCCGCTACATTCCCCCCAGGATTCCGAATTTCCAGCGTAAGACGCAACGAATTGGCTCTGGAGGCATTTATGGAGCCCGTCGGCTGATGATCGCCAGGGCGCTCGGCAAATGAGAGGCCATACATGTAATTTGAATAGGAGTTGAATCCCCCCTTATGTTTTGACGCTATATGCTGTCTAAAATACTGCTCGTCAGACTCAATGATTAGAATACCATTGACCTGTAGTTTAGCGTTTAGAAGCATAGGGGCGGTGATGAATTGCTCAGACGGATTCACAGGCCACTCGGACTCTAAACGATTTGTGTAATTCGTCCATTCGTTATTGGTACGCACCGTCTTCCGCCGCACAAACCACAGGATTTCTTCCACGGGATGATTCGCCTCCAAAGGGAGCTGAATCGTCACAGTATCTGCCGAACTATTCTTCGCTAGCTGATACTTCGTCGGTTCGTCAAAGTAAAATGTCTGGACCTCCCGATGAATCATCTCAAAAGGCTGTCGTAGGAGCATCTGGCGATACTCACCATCCACAAGGGCTCCGTGAGTGAGCAGGGATATGGAGTCTATGGCGGGAGGGTTACTCGCCGTCTGGACTATCACGATACCGTTCGGAGTATTGAAGGGAATGCTCTGATTCAGCGGAGTTTCTACACAGGACGCCCTCGCCCCAGACATTCTGCGAACGACCTCCTGGAAGGGCCGCAATGTGATGAAGATTCGCACCGTCCCCTCCTTGGACCCAATCAGGTGGAGGGCGTCCTGGTATTTCACACGGCTGAAGAAAAAGGGGAGAATACAGTGAATTACACCGTCCTCTGTGGGGTAGATTCTCGGCGCTGCCAAGTTCTTCAGAGTCTGTCTCGGAATCTTGGCGGAATGGTCGTAGGCGACTCCCACCTGGGAATTATAATCGGGATATATATTTCCAAAGACATCGGCAAAGTCGCCATCAATCGTCTCAATCGTCTTCCCATCAATCTCCAATTCGGCCTGGGCGATGGCGGCGGTGCCGAGAGAATTCGCGTATTCCCAGCCATCTGTAATAGGATTCACATAGGTCCAGGTGCCGCCGGCGAGCCCATTCAGCGTCGTGATATCCAACCAATGCGCCAACTTTAGCTCCAGAGTCGCCCCGAAAATGAGGTCGCCATTACGAAGGGAGCCGATGTCAAAACAGAAGCGCTGGCCGAAGTCGGCGGGACCCCTGAAAAGAGTTGTTTGGATGTTTGGGGCGAAACTGATGAGTTTTCGCTGGGTGTCACGCGTGAACCAACTTTGATTTGTTGTGAGCGGGAACAGATAATTCTCTTGGGCGTCACGATCCGTGAGATCCAATAGAGTTGTAATTCCTCCGAGCGGTTCTTTGCTCATCTCGGATCCTTTCCTGTATGTAGGTAGGATAGTTTAGACCAGTGCCCTCTCCATA